CCCTAATTGTATCAAGTCCGGCATCATCGATATATTCTAGTTGGTTCCATGCAGTCCATGAATCGCCAACCTTCATTCTCCTTGCGGTTAAATCCATACCAATTTCCCCCTGTCTTAATGTGGGGTTTAAAAGTACCCACTCCTGTGATGTAGAGCGTCTGACGAGAAGTCTTCGGACACTCATGCATTCCCCCCATCTATATCAAAAGCGTCAACGAATACTGAGTCACTCCCTGCCTGTCCTCCGTCAATAATTGCCTCAACAAAGTCAGTTGAACCAACCATTTGCCATGTTTGAGATGGAGAGTCATATTGAAGAGTATCTCCATCATCCGGAATTGTGGAAGCTACATCTTTAAGTTGTGGCAAGTTAAGCTCAACCAATCCACCATCGGTGTCATTTTTCCACGAAGAACCATCCCATTTTAAAACATCACCTAAGTTGACTGATGATATCGAAACATCATTTAAACCATCAAGTGCGGTTGCTCCTCCTGTGCCTCCTGTGCCTCCTGAAGGAACTCCTGATCCGGACATTGTCCCATTAACGATTATTGTGCCATCAATTTGGATGGTCTCTCCGACTCCAATTCTGATGTCGCTAGTCGGAACAATTACAGATGGGGTAGAGATACGAGCAAGAGTTTCCACGCTCAACTCAGTACCAACTTGAGGCAAGCCATTAGGTGTAACTATTGCTCTAATTGCCACTAAGAATAGTCCCCTACATTTCTAGAATTTTGAACAATCGCTTCAACGCTCAAGGATCGGATTGCGGTTTTGCCATTGCACTTAATTTCCAATTTCATCGACTGACCTCGTTGTCGAACATTGTACGATTGAAAATTCCCAACTAAATCAGTTGAGGTAGAAATTTCTTTTACTTTTGTTGTAGAATTTGGGGCATTAGTTATTGCAGTAATTTCTAATTTTGTGTCTACCAAAATTTCATAATGTACACCTATAGTCCAAGTACTAATTACAGCATATGTTGTTGGGTCATCCGGTTTATCAATATGAAAATGACTAATTCCACCATCTGACATTCTTGTCACGCTAGATACTAAATATTCATCATGGGTTAGCATCCATCCTGTCAAGGATTGACCAAGATTGTGGATTTTTATTTTAGAACCAACAACCAAGTCCTCTCCCAATCTTTTGCCATAAAATATTCCTTCTGTCCTTACTTGCTGACCACCAAGATCAAAATTGATCTTCCCACCAACAAACTTTTTAGTTCCATAATCCTGAGCTAAATAACTTCGGGTGGTAAGTTTAAATTCTATATCTTCTGACTCGTCACGCTCCAATTCAGTATATTTATAAACCTCGTGATCTGTTGCAATGTAGACCTCATCTCGAAAGGTATGAATGTCACATATTGTGAATATTGGATTCTGATTTGCACTTAGCTTTTTACTGAATGTGTCCAAGCTGATAAACTCAGATCGCAAACTATCATAAACTACAATATGTGTAGGACGAGTTGCCCCATCAAGTGGCAAGGCGCAATAAACTAAATTTTTGTGGTAGTGTAAAATTGAGGTGTCAATTGCTGACAAATTTACTCGTTTCAAAATATTTGGAATCTTTTTTGAAAGTGGTTCATTATCTAAATTAACTTTTGAAATTGCGATTCCTAACCCCTTGCTTGGATCGAGTTGGGGAACCATAACCTGAATGTCACCCTCGTTAGAAATGAAATAAATATAACTACCATTCTGCGTCCATGCTTGTGTTCCGGCAATTCCTAGTTGCCTAGTTATTTCAGTTGCTCTTCCACCTGATTCAAGTGTTGAAATATTTGATATTATATGAATGCTTTTTCTGCATAGGACTAAAACCTGATCCTCTAAGTAAGGGCATAAGGAAAGTATGACATCACCCTGTCCTTTATTTAGAAAAAAAGTATTTGTCTTCTTAAATAAATTATTATTAAGACTATCTGAAATCGCCACAGATGTCGGTGAGTCATCAAACCATGGAACTATTAATCTGTTTTGAAAATAGATTCCAAATGAAGCTTGTGGGCAAACCATGAAGCTTGGGTCTTGAACAGGCACTACTGAAGTATTTCCATTCAGGTCTACATACCCTCCATTTTCATCCTGAAGGTACATCGTATGAGTGCCATTTAAAGCTTGAGCATAAGTCATAGTGTCATCCCAAACATAAGGTCTTGATCCTGTGGCATAAGAAGGGAATATTATGAGTTGATCATATGCCTGAATGACGCGAAAAGCATAATTGAAATATGGGACATTTGGAGTATTTATGTTATTGAAAAATCTCCATGCATATTCTGAGTGGAATGCAATATTTGAAGGAGGGTCACTCAACGATGTTTCGGTTATGAAATATGAATTTATCTCACCTCCCATTACCACTAATCGTTCAACCCCAAGCGGAGGGGAATAGGTGACTAGTTGAGTAACTTTATTTGTAAACACGAAACCTCGCGTAGGATTTTTAAATACTAATTTTAAACCTCCCCTTGATTTTGCTGTTCCTTCAGAAATCCTTACATTTTCTGCCTCGGTAACAACTGAAGGTTCGAGCCTTGTTGGCTCAGTAATTTGATCAATTCCTCTAAACGCAATGTCCCCATCCTCGATGAAAGGGTCATCATTTTGAAATACTGAACGAAATCTACCCATTCCTTCTTAGCTCAATTAGTCGATCCAATTTAGATTCAATACCATCTAACCTTTTAAACAATGTCTCATTCTCACTTGTATTTCTTGCCATTGAAATTTCGAGGGCATTGATTCGTTTACCTGAACATTCAATTTTATAAAATGCCATTTTAATAACCCATGCACCAACTGCAAAAAGCACTCCACCGCAAACTTGTAGCGTATAAAATATTAATCCTTTTTCTTCCATTTGTTTTCTCTGTAATGCGTGTAGATCATCGGCACAAGAATCCAAAGACCTAGACCAATAACGCATAGTTTGATAACTCCATAAACCTCTTCCAAGACCCCATCAAAAAACCCATTGCTTTTAGCGGACTCTAGTTTTGCATTTATTAATTTTTCCGCGCCATCCTGAGTAAGTGCCTCTAAGACACGAACCTCACTTTCGTCCTTGGATTTATCCAATAAAAGTAGAGACCCTGCTCCGGCTCCAAGTCCGGCTCCAAGTCCGGCTCCAAGAGGATTGCCTCCGGTTGCTACCGCCCCAACACTCCCACCAACTAAAGCTAAAGTTGGTGGAAGTAGGGACTTGTAACTAGTACTACAACCACACAAAAAAAATAAAAAGAGTAAATTTCTCAATCCATTGTGATTGTGAATCCTGACGCAGGAATTTTAAAAATGTCTCCGTTAGAGATTACAACCGAAGCTTGTAAAGTTCCATGAATTAACATACTACCTCCGGTGATTGTAGACATAAGTGCGATGTGGGTAATTGTTCCCCAATCAGCAGTTGCATCTGCCCAACGAAATTCGCTTGCATTGGTGACTGAGCCACCTGAAGGAGTGCCAAAATCACCCTGCCCTACATCCCCTGCTTGAACTCTCACATAAGAACCTCCGGAACACTCGGTTCCTCCTCCGGCATCAGTAGGTGCTGATGTAAATAATGCAAGGAAGGGTTTTCCTGCACTTAGCGCGATTGATGTTCCTCCTACTAGTCCGGTTAGAACTGCGGATTCTGTGTAATCTGTTGCTTGACTCATAATTTATTTTGTTTGTTTTTTTTTGGTTTAAGAAATCTTGGTAAAACTTAGTTGTTCCTCACGAAAAGCTAAACTTCCGTCCGTAATATAAATATATATTCCGGAATTTTCGTTTACCACTATGTTAAAGGTATGCTCTACGGACTCAGAAATATGTTGCCAACTTCCGTCCCTTGAAACTGCATGATCGTATGAGAATCCATCCTGTCCTGCACCTCTTGCAACTAACCCACTACTATCAACAGGGACTTGGCAATGTGAGCCTGAAAGGTTAGCTGAAGCAGAATGCACATTGAAGGTAGCAACATTATATGGATTGCCATATGCTTGCCGTTGAACGCTTGCAGTAGTAGGTGTTGTCCCATCGTCATTAGTAACTGCAAAGCGCAGTTGATTTGCTAATGGCAAATATGGCTCAATATCGACTCCATCTGATGCTCGTGTAGAAAATGGTCTAATTTTTAATTGGTAAGTTCCGGCAGGAAGCTCGTCATTGTCTAACCACATCAACCTTTTATAATTGGTTTTAAAGCTGTAATAAAGTTTGCCACCATTGGATGTGCCTAATGTATTTGTCGATTCTTGGGCAGAGTACAACATTCCGTCATCGTCATCCGTTAAGGCATCCCAATTGAGATTGAGAGGGTTCAATATTCCGCTTGCCTCCATAGTAATACCAAGAACTATAGTTGATTCTCCTGAAAAAATTGTTCCTTTTTCTGCTTCTGCGCTAGTGCTGATAGCACAATTTAAAACTGCAAAAGCGTTTATCATTTTTACTTTTTCTGCTTCTGCGCTAGTGCTGATAGCACAATTTAAAACTGCAAAGGCTTTTAGTATATTGTTTTTGCCATTTACTACTTGAGTTATAGACATACTCAAAGAAACAGAACCACTCTTAATAGCGTTACTTTCGCATACACTTAATATCGCTACGCTTAAAGAGGAAGAACCACGCTTAACAATATTCTCTCCGGAAGCACTAAATGATATTGAAATATCTTTATCCAAGTGCAGATTGCTTGGGAAATGAACTCTAGATATACTGCGAAAGCTCTGCCCATTATGAGAGAATGAATAGTTCGGTATTGTCCCACCCCCACCTTGGTTCCGTAATATAGTTTCTATTAAAGAAAAAAAGTAACTATCATTAGTAGTAGACATTAACCACCAATAGAGATCACTATTATGGTAAATCCCATGCGGATTTGCATAACTTGGTTGCATCCATGGTCGCGATACAGATGTAGCCACACTCATTACCGGATTTAGTCTTCCCTCTATTCCTCCGCATGATATCCCAAAGCTTGAAGAGCATACCGCAGATCGTATAGTTCCACGAAGAGTTTGGATGCCGATAGTTGTTAAACTAATACTAATGGGGTCTATACGAATAGGAACAATTTTATATCCTGCCACCTCACCTCTCTCCTGATTCCTAAAAGGTGATCCAAGTTCTATCCAAAATAAACTAGAAACTGCATCGTTGTACTCAATTTCGTAGTCTACTCCTTCAACCAAATTAACAGGCGCGCCTTGGGTTGTAAGTTCCCAATCAACATTTTCAGAAACTGAATTAAAAGTATGCTTTGTTAGAACAGGTGTAGGGTACGAAACATATATTATTAATTTGTCGGTTGTAGTTCCATCATTATGTTCATTAATCCAAGTCAATGAATCGCTATTGCTAGACAAATCGAATTTTAGCCCACTAGGAAATACTACATCTAAATCTGAAGTTAATCTATTTAGTAATTTAATTTCCGCTCCGGCACTAATAGGTATGGGTTGGGTGTAAAAGTGATTTGCGGTGGGTAAATTTGTGGTTGGCATATTAGTAACTTATTTGAAATGCCCCTGCGTTTTGTGAAACGATTTGATATCGACCAACAGGGAGAGTGTTTCCATCCGCTAATAAGATAGGTACTTTTGCGACAAAGAATCTTCCAACTAATGGTTCACCATCAAATCGTGCATTACCTATTGAAATCATTATATTTCTTCCGTTCGCTACTACTCCAATTCTTGAACTTGAAGAAATATCGTCCCTACTATATGCATCCCAATAAATGCCTTTCTGATACATTGGGTCAGTAACCCTAAATCCACCTAATTGGTTTTGAGTCAAACCATCGTTAACTCCACCTATTTGGGTATAAATCATATTATACTCTATATCCAAACCATCAAATAAAGTAATTTTAAATATTGAATTTGCAGGGAATATGCCTGTTCCGGTTGGGTGGATCATGGAGCCGAAGAATTTAATAAAACCTCCTTGTCTCGCAGACCCACCTGTCACCCATTTACCTGCTGTTTTAATTGCATTTTTACCTACACAGGTATTGGTAAATCTAGAGGTGAGCGCTGATGATCCAAATCGCACCGGATTAAATCCTCTTGCACTCGCACCTATCTTGAAATTGCTATCGGGTAAACCCTCCTTAATCGCTCCTATTTCATCTAAAGTTTGCTCTTGAGTGTAGGGCTGTGTTGCATTTGTCCTACGATAAGCATTACCCCTGATTACATATGGTTGTCCTCGATCTTGCTGTTGGTCTAATTTATCTACTTCTCTAACTAAGGTGTCTAGAACTTTAATCTCCCATAGTTCTGATTTTTCGTGCTGACCATCTCCCACGAGCCACGATTTATACGCATGTAATTTTATCGTTGGATATAAAAATTTAGCCACAGGCTCAGTTAAAGAACTAGTAGTGTAAGTGGGAGCATCTATGCGATATTTTAACCAAACCTCATTTATGACAGCATCGGTTGATTCAACATAAATACCCTCTGTTCCCTCTCGGAAGTTTAATGGTTTAGTGTTTGAGTATCTTGGATCACTCCGGTGTATGGAGATTATAGTTTCAATTGGATTTTTACCTATTTGCTCGTAGGCAATGTATCGCTCAAATTGATCAGTAAGTTCTTGGAAATAAGCAACATTACTAGGGTTAATCCCATCGTATTGATAGTTTGCTAGTGGTATTCCACTTGCAGTATTTGGAATCGAAATACAAAGGTAATCTTTTTCGTTATATGAAACTTTTGCCCCAATGTCATAAAGCCCATTTTCAGACCATTCCGGATTATTACTTAGGTCACCAATTTCATGCCAATACCCCACAGAAGTATCAGGTAAATTATTGGTGCTAGATGTCCAACAACGATAGTATTGATCCTTATAAAAAACTTCATCATCTACAGCATAAGTTTTAGTTGTTAAATACTCGTCCCTGAAATACCTTTTTTCAGTAAGTGTAAATTCTGCCCAAGGGTAGTAATCGTAACAAAATCTTACCGCATCATTGATGTACTCAGTAAGAAGAATTTTCTCATGTGCGAGTAAATTGGAAGGGTCGATTCCTGCGGTTGAGGCAACCCCATTTAAGCACGATTCAAATGTTACAGAACGCACAACTCATACCTTAATTTGTGCGGATTTCGACTTAATGGTTACAAGGTCTCCGAATCTATTTTCGAGCCATTTTAAAAATGATTTATCTTTCCAAATCTCATATCCCAATTTCTGTCCCCAAAAATGGTAGACAGGTTGGCATACTTTCATTCTTAATCGCCCAAAATTATAATTCTTTCTCTCACCATTAGAAACTCGCTTTTCAGCTTCCATAAGAAGCTTTTGCTCTTTCTCGGCAGAAGCGAGGGATGCAGATTCAATCTCGGCAAAATGGGTGTACACATCTTTAGTGATATCCACTCCATCGACCTTAAATTCCTCTACATCCCTCATCTTTCTCCCAAGAAAACTTAGATTAAGTTAAAGTAACTTTTCCGTGATCGAGACCACCGGAATAAGATTTTAAACTAAATACAGACTCAATGATTGACCTCGCACCCCCACCCAAATCAGGTAGTTCACGAACAGCAGTTTCTTCAGCATAGCAAGCCTCAAGCTGAGACAAGTTAAGAATGAATAATGTTTTCTGACCTTTTGTCGGATCATACGCTCCTGTGGTTCGCGCGTCTTGCTCAAGAAATGAGCTTAATTGAAGCGTAATTGTACCAAAGTCAGATTCGATGATATCAACTGCGTATGCCAAGCGATTATTATCTGCCTCACGATTGGATGCAGTTAAATTATCAGTTCTAGGTGAGAAGATACTGAAGTCAGAAATGTGCTTCTTCATCGATGTACCACAAAGACCAAAAAAGGTTTTGTCGGACTCTCCGGTTTGCTCATAAATAGACTGCATGACACCACGAACATCTTGTTCGGTTAGTATTCCTGCTCCGCTTGCCGTACCACTTACGATAGAAGTAGTAGGAGTACGGAAATCAGCAGGGACAGGTGCTACAGCACTTGCGGTAGATGTGACCCATTTTCCTAACCCACGAGTTTGGTATGGAGTTGCACTTGCGCTTCCTGTTCCGGTCTCCGGTGCAGTCTCCTGAGAAGAACAAAAAGTCGCTTCCTGATCACGCTTGTGACTGACCAAAGCACGAGAAATTGACATTGCCATTTCCTTCTTAAAACCGACTCCTGCAACATCAGAAACCATATTCGCTAAACGCGAAACTTTTGGTACTCTGCGAGCATACTGAAGGTAGACTGAACATTTTTGACGAGCGTCATAATTTTCAAAATCAAGGGATGTAATATCATCTCCATCAATTGGTAAATTATTTGAAAGTCCTCCTGCTGAATAAGTCGCGGTTTGAACTAAATTAGCTTTATGCTTATCAAGACCCCATTCTACGAATGTATTCTTTGGTGCTGAACCTCGTTTTACCTGACTTAAAAAAGGACATGCCTTTTGATCTACTACTACTAATAAGTCGGCTAATGACTCACGAATGAGTGACTGACCTGTTTCTACTATTCCTGCCATAATTTTTTTTCTCCTAAATTTTTATAATATTGATTCGATATAACTTGTTGCGTCATCAATGTTTCCGGAAGAAGCACGCGCTAATAAACCCTCTTTATTTTGAGTGGGTTTTCCTTTCACTACAGATGGACTTTTGCGATTTGGGGATGATGGAACTCTTGGTGCTTGAGCGACTTTTTTACTCTGTAATTTTCGAGCATTAATTGCCTTTACACCTTCCACCATATAACCAATTGCTAGGTCACCATAGGGATCAGATTTTAGATACTTCGATAGATGAGGATTATTTTTTAAAATTGTTTGAAGCTCAACATTTTCAGGAGAATTGCCATCTTTCATCCAACCAAATGTGGATTTTGCAAGTTCTCGCTGTTGAGTTTTTACTTGAATTTGATTCCGCACTTTTGGAATGTTCTTCCGTAAGTCCCTATCGGTTTCGACCATAAGCTTGCGAGCCACATGACTCTCCACTTCGTGTTCGTTCCCCTGCAAATCTGAGTATTCTCCACCATCGGGATTTTCTAATAACCAATCCCTCAGATGCTCCGCATCTTCCTCTCTTTTATCTACTTCTTCGTGGGAAGAAACATCATCGAATTTTTCAATCCCGACATCTTGATAATCTTTCCTCGTTCCCTCTAGATCAGCGAGTTTTTTTTCAAGAATTTCCTTTTCAGCTTCTGCTAATTTTCTAGCTTCTACTAATTTTCCTATTCTCTTTTTAACCCCATCACTATCCTGACTTGGTTCCTCCGAATACTCAGCGGACTCAGGTTCAGGTTCAGGTTCAAGTTCCGACTCAGGTTCCAATTCAGGTTCAATTTGTTCCTGCTCCGGTTCCTCGGTTTCTTCACCAACATTTTGACTTTCAAAGAATTGACTTGCCCCACTTGCTTCAGCGATATCCGCGAAACTAATAAGACCTTTTTCTGCTGTTAGAGGTGCGACCTCGTTTTCTTCTGACATAGTTTTTTATTCGTTAGCCGATTGAATGACTCTCGTTGAGAACGAGGAACTATGTGTAAAATTGCCCCTACTTTTCGGTAGTGCAAGGTGGACAATCTAGTTGCGGTTACTTGCCGTTAATAAAGCGATACCAAGTTGATCGAGTTCTTTGCTTATGCATTGAATTCCACTCCGATCCTTTGTGCATTTCTATTTTTCCACTCTTCATTCCATTGGAAATTATTTTATACGCTCTATTCGATCCAATGTTTGCACCCTCTAAGAAATCTTTAAATTTAAACCAACCCTTTCCTTTTGGTAAATTAGCAGGAGCGTCAATTAGAACTTCTAGTTTTTTCCAATTTACCTCCATAAGAATTTTCCTTCAAACTTTCGGGCGGTATAGCAAGCCCATGATTTATTAGAAAAATACCCATAAGCCCATCCGGTTTCATGGGCTAATCGATTTACTTTGGCTCGATTCCAATCCATTGCGGTGGTGGCTAAACACCCTGCACTCACTCCGGCTCCACCTCCCATTTTCGGAATGGATGCGTGTTGGATGCTGTGAATGTGACCATGCACCACGAGTCCACCGGACTGACTGAATGTCTCGGCATGTCTTTTTGTTGCGGTTACTCCATGGTAAAATCCATGAACAAAATTTATTTTTCCAAGAGACAGAATTCCTTTATCAACATCGTAAGGATATGTCTTACATTTTAAAGATCGGCATTTTCTTTCAATGTCCTTGATACACATTTTTGCGGTATCACGAATTAATCCCAATGAATGTTTTTCAGCAGTTTGCCATAATCTGTCATCGTGATTTCCCAACAAGAAATGGTGAGGTTCAAATTTGCTTAAAAAATCCATTCCTGCTTCAACATCAGCTTCCATCGAAGCATTTCTTTCTGCCGGATCAGCGTTACGCATAAGAGGTGAAAAATCAAAAAGGTCACCTCCGAAAATTCTTACATCCGGTTTGAATTCATCAACAAATTTTAAAAGTTGAGCAACTGAATCGTGGCATTGTTTATCGCCATGCAAGTCAGAACAATATACAAAACTCTTCATTCCTCCTCTAGTTCGATTACGCTCATATTTGCCGTGTACTCAAATTTTAATGTTGATAGGCAACCTATTATTTGCCGTGTAGTCAGACCCTTTTCTATGAAGTCCTCACAAATTAAATTTAGTTCGTCTTGTAATTCATCTTCCCACTCCTCCATTTTTTAGCTTCCTCTATTTTAGCTTTTAAATTACTAATCGCCTCAACTCGTCCACTCGCGTGACTAAGCTTGTTTGTGGTTAATTCATTATCTGAGACCTCATTGATCGCGTCCAAAAGTTCAAAATCTATTATTGTATCCAAAGCTTGCCACAACCTTGAGTTCTCGCCTTGCTCGGCAAGAATTTTACGGCACTCATCTTGTGACATCGGATCAGGATATTTAACTAAATAAACCTTGCACCTGAAGAGGTTTAAAAGTTTTTCAATAATTCTCATTGCTGTTGAACTGACTTGACCCCAACTCGTCCGATTTGAGCATTTTCCTTTTGTGCAATGCCAAATTGTAAATATTTAATTCTGTTTTCCGCGAGTTGTTTAACTAATGGTTTTTCTGCCATTTTCTGCTGTAACTCTTCACTAGACTGAATTATTTGTTCAGCAGTTTGTTTGCGAAGTTCAAAATTCACTCCTTCTTTAGCCATTGGCTCAATT